AAAGTAATGATGCCAGAACCTGCAGGACCGAACATGGTTTCAGATCCTGTAGATTTTATAATTACATTACCAGCTCTTCTTAAGATACCGTTGTTTTATATTTCTGCTTTTACATCTAATGTCCTAGCTGGTGAAGTTGTACCGATACCTACGTTGCCGTCGGCGGCAACACGCATCCTCTCTGAGTTTTTAGTCAAAAAAGATACAACTCCATTTACACCTGAACTACCCGCATTAAGCTTAATAAGGCTAATAAGGCTAGAGTTTTCACCTATCTCTATTGTGGCAGTACCATCCGACTTGATTAAGTTTCTAGCGTATGTAGTAAATCTACCTGAAAGACCTCTATTGTCAGTGGTGTTCATAAAGATAGACGCCGATACTCCGTCTGTTCCGAAAGAACCGCCAGAAGTTGTTTGGATTTCTCCAGATACGTCTAGCTTAGCACTCGGACTCGTAGTCCCAATACCTACGTTGCCAGAAATGTCGATTAATAGTCTCGATGTTCCAGCACTAGATACATTAAATAAATTGCCACTTGAACCATTTGCACCTACTCTTACGTGCAAACCCGATTCTCCTGATTGCAACTCAGCATTTGCTACGTTAGTGGTGTCTTGCAACCTTAAGGTTGCTATACCTGCTCTTTCTATTTCTAACCCTGAACCATTTGCAAATGTCGGTGCTGTAGTCCCAATACCTACGTTGCCAGCTTCATTTATAATCAACCTATCAGTGAGAGTGCCTGCGTCCGATGTTGAGAATACAAGCTGACTATCGTTAGATGCATTACCACGCTCCATTCTAATATCGGCTCTTTTAGTGCCAGTATTATGAAAGTCAATCGTAGCAATATCATCACCAAGGTATCCAACTGGCCTACCCTCTATTGTTATTGTGCCTACTTCTGGTGATGAAACATCAGCAGAAACATGAAGTATGCTATCAGGACTAGTAGTCCCAATACCTACTCTGCCGTTAGCAATATCAATGTAAGCTGTATCTGTGGCGGTAGCAACTCCACTTGAATTTCCAGCCCAGATGTTACCAGTAGCGATGTTCGGGACGTCGTTAGCCCTCCCAGCCCCCATAACAATACCAGAAATCTTATTACCACCAGTATTTACCTTGATGATAATACCAAGGTTCTGGATAGCGTTGCTGGCACCAGTAGGCTTAGATGTCACCCACCCACCAGCAGCACCTAGATACACTGTCTGACCTTCCGTGTAGATAGAAGCGTCAGGGACATCTACGTTGTTGATAAACCCAAGGGCGATACCAAGCCCCTCTTCATCGTCATTGAGATCTTCGTTAAGTACGAAGTGAGCAGGATAGTTTGTAGCAGCATCTGCTGCAATAACTTCAGCTAGGTTACCTACACTACCAGTAACGTGTACTGGAGTCCCCTTATAAAGAATGCCACCAGATACGTTCTTTACATTTTCTGCAATAGTCTGTGGGTGAGCAAAAGACACAGTGCCAGCACCGTCTGTAGTAAGCACTGTCCCTTCATCTCCATCAGCACCAGGGAGCGTATACGCGCTCCATTTCGTGTCGTAGTCTGTAGCGCTGTTCTTCTGTATAAACTGGTTTTCTGTCCCGCCAGAAGCCAACCCAGGTCCAGCAGGGCCAGTAGCACCAGTAGGGCCAATAGCCCCAACATCACCCTTTGGACCCTTTTCCGTGACTGAAACGGTAATTGCACCAGCCTCTGTAAGATTAAGAGTCGTCTCCTCTGTCGTAAAAGAAACTGCATTAGTCCCGTTGACGGAAACGCTAACTTGCGTACCGCTAGTAGTGTTTACCGTTACAGACATTAGATCTCAGTGATTTGAGAGTTAATGGTAAAAGATCCGCTTAGAATTGTTTTGTGTGTATCAAGGCCAGAAGCGTTTGGTTTAATGTACCTCAAGTCGTAGATATATGAACCAGGGTTGAGACTGCTCATAGCATCTGCGCTTGCCTCAAGCGTCACGTTTCCACTATCATCAACAACGGGAATCTCAAAAGACACAGCATCTTTTACCTCTCCCTTTGTCAACCCAGGAGTCTGTAAAACCACCTTCCCCTCCTCAGCAGATCTACTTCTACCAACACGGTTTACTTCTTTAATCTGAATATGAAAAGTATATCCGTCAGTAGCAAGCGGCAAAGCCGTACCAGAAGAATCTTTAAGAGTGAGAGTCATAGAGAACGTATCACCCTCTCTGCAGGTGATGTTTAGAGTCTCTGTTGTATCAAAATTTGCTGTCTGAGCCATTATCCTTTAAATATTTCATCTATCAATCCAGTAATGGGCTCTTGAACTTCTTCTCTTTTCCCCTGTCTTTGAGAGATGAGTTTGCTTTGATCTGCTGTTTGTTTACCAATGCGTTCGTCTTTTCTATCCTCTTTAAGAACCTCAAGTTTTTCTTTAAATGCTTGATCATCTTCCTTGAATCCAAGAGTAGCTTTTGCCTTAATTGTCTCTATCTCTTTTCTAAACTCATGGCGCATTTGTTCAAGCTGGGCCTCCATTTGAGTTTTAAGTTTCATCTTTTCCATGTCAAGTTGAGCTTCAGCTTGCAACTCTTGCATTTTGAGTTGTGATGCAGTTTGAGCGGCCTGCATAGCTTCTTGTTTTTGTTGTTGAGAATTTTGTTGAGCCATCTCGCTCATGCGCTGCATACGCTTTTTTCTTCTAACAACAAGAAGTCTTTCTGCCTGATTAACATCTTTGAGCTGTCTTATGGCAATAGCATCTTCAAGATCTATTTCTTTTTGCTGCAATGCCATTTGCACATTTTGCTCAAGATACATCTTGTCCTTTTCCTCCATATCTTTTACGACAAGAACACCAAAATTAAACATTGGTAGTTCGGAGAATGAAGACAAAGCATTCATATTTTCTTCTCCAATAGCTCTTTTATAAGAATGATAAATAACAGATTCTTCTGGGAGTATTTGAACGCATTTCACAATATCTTGACATACCTTTTTGAATAGAATCATAGAGGCATTAGTAATGTCATAAGTGGCATTGTTAGATGCTTGAATGGCCTGTTCTCTTACACCAACCAAAGAGTCAGATTTTGGAGTTGAAGCATCAACAACCTCATTAATACCAGTAGTGTCTCTAATGAGTCTGAGGTAGTGATTGTAAAGACCAATCAGTTCATTAATGTTTCGGATGCTATTTCCAATCTCACGAACTGGAGGATTTTGAAATCCGCCTTCTGGATTTTTGCTTCTGTAATAAAAGACACCAGTTTGCTCGTAAATATCATGCAGGTCTAATGGCTGCAACTCCCCACCCTTTCCGAGCTGTACATTTTCTAGACCCTCAATATCAATAATCAAACCATCTGGTTTAGCCTTAGCAATAGATTGTTGAATCTTAAGGTGGGTAAGCTGAAGCATATCGGCAAATCCAGTGCAACTATCTACCATAGATTTCGGAATCATATCCGTAAGATTGGTAGCTACAGCGGAATAAGACAATGTAGCCTGAGATAGGTCGTGAATATTTTTAGGGATATTTTTCTTTTTCCCATAATCAAACAAATATCCAGCCCCTAAAACATAACTACCACCATAAACAACCTTAATATCCATTGAGTGGGGTCGTCTTTCGTATACAGATCCCTTTGGTGGTTTATATTCAAGGCCTTTGTAGAAAAAGTTAAAGTTGCCGTGCCTATTCTCCTTTTCTTCAAAGTGCATGGTTTCTACAGTAAGAAACTCAAAATCCAAAACGTTTATGGTGTACTCATCGTACCCATAATCCATCTTATTGAGGTCTTGGTCGTACCTCTTAGTGCTATACTTGCTGGAATCGTTTCCGTTGCGACCTTTTACTGATTCTGCAATTTTTGCAAGGTCGTCTTCAGAAAGCTGATCTCCAGCAAGTCTTCTCAGCTCTGCAATAGAAATCTTTTTTATATGTCCCGCATAAGTAAGATCATTCATTCCATGGTCTTCAGTATAACTATGAATGAATAATGACGGATCTACATATGATGTTTTAATTCCTTGGTTTGGATCATTTGATCTTTTAACAACGGACATACCAAGGGTAACAAGATCATTTACACACCTTCTAAAAATGCTGTCGTTAAAATTGTTCCAGGACAAAGTTAGATTTGTTGCAATCTGGGCGGCTACTTCTCCTCCAGTTTTAACGTTTTCACCATACAGCACATCAACCTCCTCCTGACTATCTGGAAGTGAGTCTGGGTCTTGACCAAACGTCATACCAGTATTCTCCTTAAATTGTTTCAACAATTCCTTGTTCTGAACCTGGGCCCTCAAAAATCTTTTCTGTTTGTTTTTTTCTGAGTTTGAAAGTGGATCAATTGCCTCAAGGTTTGGATATGGTTCTCTAGAAAGAATTTTGTTGACCACAATCCGAACAAACTTTGGGAGAATAGGAACTGGCGTGTAGTCAAGATTCATAAGACTACCATCGCCGCTATTTGGATCCATGGTATTAAGCAACTGCTTATAAATGTTGGTGTCTTGAGTACCAACAGCATAATGCCTACTCCTATCAAAAATCCTGTTCCTTTTTGCAATAAGGCTCCCAGAATCCGTCATTCTACCCCACTGGGAGTCTATGGCCTTAGCGTATTGAATGCCATACGCCTTAGATGCCTTCTCTTCTGGAGATGCGAGAGGATTTGGGAATCCCTTACTTGTACCTTTTGTATCTTGCATTATTTAGGAATTCCATTTGTCTTTTGCAAATATAAGTAATCAGCCGATTACCTTATATCGCCTAAAGAACCTCTTCTCAGAGAAGTTAGATTGCGGTTTTGTTTTTTCTTTTTGTGCCGCCAATAAACAAAGTCCAGAACTAATACTAAGGTCATATTTAGTTCTGTTGTCAATTTTAAATCCAATCCAGTCTTCTAGTGTTCTGTTAAAATACATCTTTCCATACTCGCCAGAATCGTGGTTTATTCCTACATGGTCGTGTATATACGCTTCAATAGCTTGGGCATGAGCGTGAATAACATCTTGGGAGTTTGACGGTATCCCTTTCGTTTTAACCTTCTGACCTGGAGCTCCACCAGAAAGATGCTGTGGTCTTCCTAACAAATAGCCGTCATATCCCCTAGACTCAAAGTATCTAGCTATACCATATTTGTTATTTTCAATAAGTATAGGGTATCCATAAAATACTGATGCCATTAGCACATCTTCATAAAATATTTTAGCTAACGGAGGACGAGATGCGTATTCAAGAACAAACATGTTTGATGGATGATGCATGTTAAATTTGTTATACAAATGCATCGCCCCCTTAGACCCTCTGCCGTCTACAGTTGCATCAAGGTCATAAGAGTCAACACCGCCTACACCTAAGTGTGAATTTGGTGCAACTCGTTTATTTCTATCAAACTTTTCTAAGTTTCTAAGTTCTTCTGGTGGCATCCACGCCACATGAAATCTTCCGTTTGGATCTGGTTTAAATACAACCTTTGAATCTTGTTCTCCGTCTTTCCAATGAAAGTTCCCAACTACAACTGGGTTTGGATACAACTCATCATTGTACTGTATCTGTTCATAGATTTTTGTAATGTTAAATAATGTGCTTTGAACGCTGTCCCTAAACGCTTCATCTGTAGTAAAAGGGAACTGCCTAATAACCTCGTTCAGTTCTGACGGATCGTCAACCAATCCTTGTCTTTCGTTTTTAAGATATGATTTAGCCCCAATAAAAATGCTTTCTCCGTCAATCCCATCTACTGGAGACTCTGGATCTTCAACAACAGCGTTACCGTATTTATCAAAAAATCCCTCCAAAGCGTGAAATGCTGGAATGAAAATCCTATATAGTCCACTTCGAGTTCTACCATTCGCGTTCCTCTCTAAAGGATTCGAATCCCTCCATAGGTCTTTGTATTCCTTTCCCCCTTTGTCCATGGGGTTTACGGTGCTTCCGACCATCGCCTTTCCGACGACCTTTCGCCCGACGATCAAACAAGTCCTCTGAATCCTCCAGGCGTCCCTTATGTCTGTAGGTTTTTCCCATTTTCCTGCTTCATCTAGATATAGCAAATGTAGTTTTTCGCCATCATATGCATTATTAGTTGTGTTTTTCCAGTTTATGACCGTATTAAGAGCCTCGCCCGTCTGCGAAGTCTTATTCTTCTTCGTGATTCTCTTAGACGGCTCGCGAAAAGCCAGCTCCATGCGCGGATTGGTCGTTCCATCTTGAATGGGTTTAAAGAAAAAAGGATAGTTACGGAACATATACACCACCTTCTTCATGAAGATGTTCTCCTGTGCGTCCTTTCCTGTTTTCGACTGTATTCCGAGCAGCTTATCTTTAATCTGCGTAGCTTCGTCGACAATGACAGAAGAGCAGATATTAGTGTATCCAGAACGACGACACTTAGTGTAGAGCTGGCCAATGCAACGAGGATCCGCCTCACAGGCCGCCATGTGTATAAAAATTTCACGTTGAAACGCAAGATAAGAAGGATATCCAATATCCATTCTTGTCCACTGCAGCATCATGTAGTGCCGACCCGTAATATATGTAGGGACACCATCGTTGTAAAACCAAAAGCCCTCACGCCGACGGCGAAACTCCTCCTCGATATACGGAGAAAACTTTTGTCGAAACTCCCTTGGCATCTCCCCCCACTCATCCATAGAACGAACCCTAGACAGCTCCTCAGGCATAGGCTGCCTCTCCCACAACTGCATGTGGTTTGGACTTCCATATCCCTTAATTTCTTTTTCGGGGGGCTGAGCGGGAAGTATAATGAGTATCCCACCGAGTTCAACAATTTCACCTTGTGTACCCTTGGGACAAATTGAGATAGCCATCTCATCACAGTCATCTACCTTGACCAGCATATGGTTTTTTGTAGTTTTTTGAATTTTTATTCTTAGACTGCTGAGTCTTAGAATGTATGCCTTTACGACGCACTCTTTTAGCTTGATAAGAGGAAACTTGTTGTGTTTTAGCCATGTTAATTTAATTTAGCATGTTAGAATTGTAGACGGGGTGGGACTCCAACCCACATAGATCAATTTAGAAGATTGACGCATTATGCTGTTATGCTACCCGTCCATATGGTTGTCGGCGAGGTGGGGCTTGAACCCACATGTGACCAATTACTCTTTCAACAAGGTATAAGCTTGAGGAGATACTCGCCAAAAAGTGGACACATATATAGTCTTTTTTATTTCCTTCTTCTTTCGTGGGTTTTGATTCTGTGGCAATTAGAGCATCTAACCTCACACTTTCTTATCTCCTCTTTTAATTTATCAACGGAATAAGAACATTGAACCATTCTTGAAATGTTGGCAAATTTTTCGCCCCTAACGTGATCAAAATCTAACACTAATGGATTGCCCTCACCACAATCAACGCAACTAGCAAACCTCTTATATCTTTTTACAAATTCTCTTAGCCAGAGAGACTGCCTTCTATTCTTTTTAGATATTATGGTTTTTTGAGAGGGATTGTTCCTGTAATATCTTCTGCTTTGGCGAGCATTATCTTCTTTGTTTTTATACGGCATCAGTCCTCAAACTCATCGTTCCAAGAATCCTCCCAGAACCTATAATCTCTAGCTATGCGGTCTTGTTGATACTTATAGACAACATCTTGCCAATTACTTAGAGAATTTTTCAGCGAAACCTCCACTGTAGTCTTTTGCTTGTTCGATTTCTCCATTGTCTCGTAAATCTTTTATCATTTGTTCTAAGCGCTGTCTCTCGACCAGCAACTCTTTACAGTCTGTTGCAGTCTGCTTGATGGATTGAAGTTCTGCTTTTCTTGCGCTACCGTTAATCTCTGGATCAACAGGCTTCTTGATCTCGTCGATCATATTGTTAATTGCAATCTCCATCGACAGCATCAAGCGCTCAGCAGCTTCAATCGTTGTGAACTTCTTCCTCGACATACATCAAATCTATTGTACGTGTACGGTAATATTCAACTCCGTCAATTTTAATGCGGTAATCTCTGTTTTCTTTAAACCCAACCACATCCCCAACCTTTAAGCCAAGGTCTTTAAGTTCTTCAGATTCAAACGCCACCACACCCTTTGTCGGGAGTGATTCCTTTAGAGTCACAACTTCAATGACCCCACTTTCATCTTCCTCTTTTTCAACTGGCAAAAGAAGACTCCAGCCAGCAAGCGGCGTAATCTTGCCGTCTTTGTTTTTGTATGCTATTGCTTGGTTGTTTGCTGCGCTCTCAGGATTGTAGTTA